AATACAAAAAACTAAAGGTAATAGAAATTATCTATATGGTGGTACATATGATGAAAACACTGTACAGGTTTTATACTTTGAATATAAAACTTATAGTGATCAAGTTTATAAAATAAAATATACAGATCAAGGATTAGAAAAAGCATTAGAAAAACCTGATACCTTTAATCCTCCTGAAAATGATAATTTTGAAAGAGTATCTAGAAGTGTAGAGGTACTTTATAGTGGTGTTAAAATACTCGGTACAGATATGCTTTTAGAGTGGAAACTAGCTGAAAACATGTCTAGACCTTATGCGGATACTACTAAAGTTGAAATGAACTACGCTATCTGTGCACCTAGAATGTATATGGGTAGAATAGAATCTATTGTAAGCCGAATTACAGGATTTGCAGATATGATTCAAATAACTCATTTAAAACTACAACAAGTATTAGCTAGAATGGTTCCAGATGGAGTATTTTTAGATATGGATGGTTTAGCTGAAGTGGATTTAGGTAATGGTACTAATTATAATCCTCAAGAAGCTTTAAACATGTACTTCCAAACTGGTTCTGTTGTTGGTAGATCTTTAACTCAAGATGGAGATCCTAATAGAGGAAAAATACCTGTACAAGAATTAACGTCGTCGGCAGGACAAGCAAAGATACAAGCTCTTATATCTACTTATAATTATTATTTACAAATGATAAGAGACGTGACCGGATTAAGTGAAGCTAGAGATGGTAGTTTACCTGATAGAGACACATTAGTTGGATTACAAAAATTAGCAGCAGAACAATCTAATATTGCAACTAAACATATTAATAATGCTAGTTTATTCTTAACTTTAAGAGTATGTGAAAATATTTCTAAAAAGATAGCGGATTTATTGAGTTATCCTCTTACAAACAATTCTTTACGTCAAAGTATTTCTATGTTTGATGCGGAGACTTTAAGAGAATTAACCACATTAAATCTACATGATTTTGGAATTTTCTTGGATTTAGAACCAGATGAAGAAGAAAAAGCTTCATTAGAACAAAATATTCAAATAGCTTTATCTGCGGGTGGTATAGATTTAGAAGACGCTATTGATATTAGAAATATACGTAATATTAAACTAGCAAATCAAATGCTAAAAGTAAAACGTAGAAAGAAACAAGAAAGAGAACAAGCTATTCAAATGCAGCAAATACAAGCTAATGCAGAAGCTCAAGCTAAAGCGGCTCAACAAGCTGCTGAGGTAGAGGTTCAAAAACAAAACGCATTAGCAGAAAAAGAATTAAAAATTGAACAAGGTAAATCTCAATTTGAAATTCAAAGAATGCAGACAGAAGCAGAAATCAAAAGACAATTGATGTCAGAAGAATTCAATTATCAAGTTCAATTAGAACAAATGAAGATGCAGGCTGAAAAACAAAAAGAAAAAGATATAGAAGATCGTAAAGATAAAAGAGTAAAAATACAAGGAACTCAACAAAGTGAAATGATAGAACAGAGACATACAGAATCTTTGCCTATTAATTTTGAAAATCAAAACATAGATCAGGGAGGATTGTTTAATTCTCAATTACCTGTAGTTTAACATTAATTATTTAATTATATTATATTATGGCAGAACAAAAAGCGGCCGTAGAGGCCAAGCAAGAAGGTGACTTTAAAATAAAGTCAAAACCTAGAAAACCTAAAAATTTAGGTGCAAAAAATGATGAACCAGTGAAAATGGATTTCACTAAACCAGACGCACAGGGTGAGGTTACTCCTGATGTTGTGAAGATGGATTTAACTAAAAAAGAAGACAATGCCGTTCAAGAGCGAAAAACAGAGGAGATACCTGTGGGCGAACGAACCGGAGATAGCAAGGGAGTGGACGGAGAAGTACGGGTCGAATCCAATGAAAAGGAAATCGTGTCCAAGACAGATAGCGATACTCCGATCACAGAGATTATCGAAGAAGTAGTAGAAAATAAAACTACACCAGAAGTAAAAGAAATCGAAAAACCACAATACGAATTACCAGAAAACGTAGATAAATTAGTAAAATTTATGGATGAAACTGGAGGGACTGTGGAAGACTATGTAAAACTAAATAAGGATTATACAGGTCTAGATGATGATACTTTATTAAAAGAATACTATAAACAATCAAAACCTCATTTATCACAAGATGAAATTAATTTTTTAATTGAAGATAAATTTCAAGTAGATGAGGAACTTGATACAGAAAAAGAAACACGTAGAAAAAAACTAGCGTATAAGGAAGAGGTTGCTACAGCAAAAACTAATTTAGAGCGTTTAAAAACTCAGTATTATGCTGATATTAAAAAACGTCCTGGAACTAATCCTGAACAACAGAAAGCGCTAGAATTTTTTAATCGTTACAATAAACAGCAAGAAACTGTAAAGTCAAATCAAGATCACTTTAAAACTAAAACTAAAGATTTGTTTACTAATGATTTCAAAGGTTTTGAATACTCGTTAGGAGATAAAAAATTTAGATATAAAGTTCAGGATCCTGGTGCGGTAGCTGAAAAGCAGAATAATATTGATAATTTTATTAGCAAATATGTTGATAAAGAAGGAAGAATTATAGATGCTCAAGGTTATCATAAAGCTTTACATGCTGCTATGAATGCTGACAAACTAGCGAGTCACTTTTATGAACAAGGAAAAGCAGATGGCATTAAAAATGTTGTTAAAAATTCCAAGAACCCAGCTTCAGAAGCGCCGAGGCAAGTTGCCAGTGGGGATGTTTTTGTAGGTGGATTAAAAGTCAAATCAATTAGTGGAGCAGATTCATCTAAATTGAAAATAAGAAGACGAACATTTAATAATTAAAATTTAAAATTATGGCTTTAACCCCACAATTTGGTACTATTGTACCAAGTCAGGTACAGGAAATTCTAAATTCTAACTATTTACAGTGGACAGATCCAGGTACTCCTGCTACATTTGCAGATTTTGCACAGCAGTATCTACCGGAAATCTACGAACAAGAAGTTGAAAGATATGGTAATAGAACTTTATCTGGATTCTTGAGAATGGTTGGAGCGGAACTTCCTATGACAAGTGACCAAGTAATCTGGTCGGAACAAAATAGATTACATATTGCTTATGACGACTGTACTATTCCTGGTGCTAATACAATTAATGTAAACCCAGGTGCTGCTGCAGATATTTCTAACGTTGTGTCTCCAAGATCTACTATTGTAGTAATGGATGACTTTGGTAACGAAGTGAAATGTTTAGTAACAGCTTCAAACACTGCTACATTCGTTTTAACTGTTGAACCTTATACTGCTGCAACTTTAGCTGCTGCTGGTATTGTTGGAAATGTAAAAGTTTTCGTTTATGGTTCAGAATACGGAAAAGGATCTGTAACTCCTAATGCTCCAGGTGCTCCTGGCGCTGTAACAGGAACTCAGTACATCAGTGTTGATCCTTCATTTACTCAATTCTCTAACAACCCTATTATAATCAGAAACAAATATGTTGTTAATGGTTCAGATATGGCTCAGATTGGTTGGGTAGAAGTTGCAACAGAAGATGGAACTGGTGGATACCTTTGGTATTTAAAAGCTGAGTCTGAAACTAGACTTAGATTTGAGGATTATTTAGAAATGATGTGTGTAGAAGGTGAGCTAGCTGCTCCAGGTTCTGCAGTTGCAGTTGCTGGATCAGGTATCGGTACTCAAGGTTTATTTGCTTCTATTGAAGATAGAGGTAATGTACAAGTTGGGTTTGCTCCTGCTACAGGTATCGCGGATTTCGATGATATCCTTAGAAACTTAGACACTCAAGGTGCTATTGAAGAAAACATGCTATTCTTAGACAGAGCTACGGCTTTAGGATTTGATGACATGCTTGCTTCTATTTCATCGGGAGCTGCAGGTGGTACTGCATTTGGATTATTTGAAAACTCAGAAGAAATGGCTTTAAACTTAGGTTTTAGCGGTTTCAGAAGAGGTTCTTATGACTTCTACAAAACAGATTGGAAATATCTTAACGACGCTTCTACGCGTGGTGGTATGACTGGTCCTGCTTCTGTTGAAGGAGTTTTAATCCCAGCTGGTACTACAACTGTTTATGATCAAATTTTAGGAACTAACATCAGAAGACCTTTCTTACACGTAAGATATAGAGCTTCTCAAGGAGATGATAGAAGAATGAAATCTTGGTTAACAGGTTCTGCTGGTGGTGCGTTTACTAGTGATCTTGATGCAATGGAAGTTAACTTCCTTTCAGAAAGATGTTTAGTAACACAAGCTGCTAACAACTTTGTATTATTCAAAGGAGTATAACTATATAAAGGTTAGGGCGTCAAAAAGCTAACGCTCAAAAAGACGCCCATATACCTTTTAACTTATTTAATTATATTATATTATGACAAAAAAGAAAAAAGAAGAAGTGGTAGTTGATGAAACTCCACAAGTACAAGAGGTTGTTGAGGCGCCGGTTGTAAAAAAACCAAAAGCACCTTTAAAACCTAGTTTTGAAGTAAAAGACAGAACATATAGACTTAGAGGAGATAAAAGTCCTTTGACTTTTACAATTCCAAGTAAACATACTAGAAGACATCCTCTCTTATGGTTCGATGCAAATAAAGAATCGCAAAGAGAATTAAGGTATGCTACTAATATGAATTCACCGTTTGTAGATGAACAAAAAGGTGAAGTAACATTAGGACATATTACTTTTAGAGATGGCTCTTTACATGTTCCTAAAGAAAACAGGGCTTTACAAAAACTGCTTTCACTATATCACCCTATGAAGGATAAAAGATATATAGAGCATATACCGACGAGAATAGCTGAAGATCAGTTAGAAGTTATAGAGTGGGAAGTAGAAGCATTAAATACAGCCATGAATATGGAAGTAGATGTTGCTGAAGCAATTGTAAGAGTAGAATATGGATCTAAAGTAAATAAAATGTCTTCTAAAGAATTAAGAAGAGATTTATTATTACTTGCTAAAAAGAATCCAAGATTATTCTTAGCTCTAGCAGCAGATGAAAACGTACAGTTAAGAAACTTTGCTATCAATGCAGTGGAAAATAATATTATTTATGTTTCACAAGATAATAGATCAGTGCATTGGGGTAGTAATGACAGAAAATTAATAACAGTACCATTTGATGAAAACCCTTATTCAGCATTAGCTTCTTGGTTTAAAACCGATGAAGGTGTTGAAGTATTTAGGTCTATAGAAAAAAGACTAAACTAATACATAATAATAAAGGCGGATTCGTCCGCCTTTATATTAAATTAATAAAAATATAATGGCAGTAAACGTAGATATAGTTTATAAAACCGTCTTGTTAATACTTAACCAACAACAAAGAGGTTATATGACTCCGGACGAGTTCAATAAAGTAGCAACTCAAGTTCAACTAACTATGTTTGAAGCATATGCTAGTGATTTAAATCAACAGTATCGTCTCCCTCAAAATGATACTGAATATGCTAACCGAATAAAAAATATTGAAGAAAAATTACAATTCTTTCAAACTAGTGGAACTGCATCTTTTGTAGGTCCACATTTTACTTTACCTACAGTAAGTACTACACCTACAGTTGCACAAACATTTGCAGGTAATCCACCTATTGATGGATTAGCTACTATTTTTGATGTAACATCTTGGACAACAGCTCAATCTAATGGAGCTGATGTAAAAGTTTTCTTAGATGGAGTAGAACAAGCAGTAGGTATTGATTATACTTGGAATGCAGGAGGAAATCAATTGACTATGGCTGTAGCGCCAGTGATTGGACAATCCATTGTTATTCAATTATTTCCAAGTGATTTTTATAGATTAGGTACAGTAATTTATAAAGGAGCTAAGATTGCAC